AGCTTATTATGTAAAACCTGAGTTATTTGATGTTTATAAATGGGCATTAAAAACTAATCAAAATTGTTTTGAACATAATTCAGTTAAAACAATATCAAAAGAAAGAGCATTAGCTAAGAAAAGAGAAGCCGAACAGGTTTTAAATGCAGCTAAACCATTTGTTGGTAAAGTTTTTTATCAACAATATCAAGCAGATAACCGTGGAAGATTATATCCGTTATCGGCTTATTTAAATGAACTTAATTCAGATAATGCAAAGGGTATGCTTTCATTTGCTGAAGGTAAACCACTTGGTAAAACTGGATTACATCAATTTTATCATCATATAGTTAATATGTTTGGTGAGGATAAATTAACACATAAAGACAAAGTTAAATTTGTAGAAAAAGAATATTATAATTTTGTTAAAATGGGTAAAAATCCTTATATTGCAAAAGGTTGGATGGAAGCAGAAGAACCTTTTCAATTTTTATCAGCTATTATGGAATTAGCTAAATTGGATGAACATTTTGTAGCAATGGGTAATGTTGAAGATTTTATATCACATACCATTTGTTATAGAGATGGATCTAATAATGGTTTGCAATGGTTATTTAGTTTAGCTAAAGATGATAATCATGCACATTTAGTTAATGTAAAACCTACAACAGATAATAAACCAGGTGATATGTATTCACATGTAGCGGTTTCTGTTGTGGATAAAATGCATAAAGAAGCAGAAAAAGCAGATGATATAGCTTTAGATTATTATAATTTATATTTTAAAGGCATAGAAAAACTTAGAAATAGGTTTAGAATTGCTGAATTAAATAATGATAAAAAATCTGAACTATATAAAAAACTAATTAAATGGTATCAAAGAAGATATAAAAAGCAACTTAAATTAACTGATATTATTTATTGGGATAAGTCTAAATTTACCGTTAAAGAATGGCGTAAAATTGTTAAACGGAATGTTATGACTTATGGATATTCTGCAACCAAGCAGGGTATGGGTGAACAAATAATACAAGATACTAGAGATATAGATAATGTATATTTGAGTAATAAACAACATAGTGCGGCTAGGGCTTTAGGTGCTCTTGTTTATTTAACAATTGAACAAGAATTTCCTATGGTTTCAGAAACAATGAGGTTGTTTAAGGATAATTGCGAAAAATATATGAAGGATACTGGTAAACAATATTCTCATAAAACATTAATTAGTAATTTTCCATTTACACAAAAATATGTCAAATATAAACGTGGTATTGTATTTGTTCATGACGGTTTATATGTTCAAAATCAAGATAAATCATATAAATGGGATTATCAATTAGAGTTAATTATTAAAACAGAATTAGCAGTACAAAATATTAGTAAAGCTAAAGCTGGAATAAGCCCAAATACAATTCATAATTTGGACTCATTACATTTAATGCTTGTAATTGATAAATGTAACTTTGATATAGTATCAGCACATGATAGTTATGGTTCACATGCTTGTAATGTGGTTGATATGCAAAAATGTATCAGAGAACAATTTAAATATATTATAGACCAAGATCCACTTCAACATATATTAAATGAGACTGGAAATTTGGTACCTATGATTAAACGTGGTAATTTAGATAGCAGTGAAATATTACAATCTGAATTTGCCTTTGCATAACAATAGGAGAAAAAATGTTTGATAAATATGTATATCCAATATTAGAAAAAATTGGTGAAGGTATAGAAAAAATATACTGGTTTTGTTCTAATAACAAACAAGAGGTAACTTGGTTTAGTTTAGGTTTCATTGTTTGTATGTTAATAAATTTAATAATTTAGAGAGGAGGTAATTGTTATAATAAATAAATCACAAAAACGAGGTAATTTTATTGTTATTGTAAAAGATAATAATCTTGAAAAAGCACTTCGTAAGATGAAAAATAAATCTAGCAAATTAGGTATATTAAAAACATACCGAGAAAGGCAAAGATATGAAAAACCATCTGAGGTAAGGGTAAGAAAAGCTAAAGAGGGTAGAATTAATCTTTTTAAAGCTAAAAGATTAAGAGAAAAGAAATTATAATTTATAAGGCTTTTCCTAATTCTATGTCTTACAGAAAAACGTAAAGCTTAAGGCTTATATAAGCTTATATAAGCCTTAGGCCTATATAAGCCTTATAAGCCATAAATAAATATATATATAAGTATATAAGCCTATATAAGCCTAATAAGCTATAGGCTAATTTATGCCAAAGGCGTCAAAATACCTATTTCTATACCTTACAGACAACAGAGCGTTGTTGTATGTGGTCGAAAGTTTTAGTAGCTTGTGACTTATATATTAAAATAACTTTAATTTGATAGGCGGTATAATTATGGCTGGAAAGGGCGGAGCTAGGCCTGGGGCTGGTAGGCCTCCAAAAAGTACAGTTGAAAAAAGTACCATAGATAAATCAAGTATAGATAAGTTAAAAAAATTAGGTATAGATCCTATTAATATATTAGTCAAAGAAATATCTAAGCTTAAAGGCAAAGATGATTTTAGATCACAAAATGTAAGAGTTCGTATAGCTGAAAAGTTATTAGAATATGGGTATCAAAAACAACCAGTTGGTCAAGCTTCATTGCAACAGGCAAACGTGCCAGTTTTAACTATTGTGCAAAAAACTGAACCAACGGTTAAACCCGTAGTAGAATTACAAAATAGTGAAGCTGTTATAGATCAAGGCGCAAGTAATGAAGACGAAACAAACTGAGAAAGTTTATAAAGTATACATCACATACTATACTGACGGTTCTTACTATATTGGTTTTACCGGTAAATACGGAACGGCATTAGCTACTTATTTTGGATCAAATACGATCAAAGATAAGCTGGTAAGTCACAAAGACATAGTTTTTGAATCTAAATCAAAAGCTACGGCTAAACTTTTTGAGCTTCTTTTACAATTATCCAGGTTGGATTCCTCTTGGTGTGTGAACAGCATGTTAAACGTAAGAGTTAGAAAAGAGCACATGAAGGACTTACCTAAGTTCAAATTAACTTTTGAAAACGATAAATACAACAATAAAGATAAACAATGAATATAGATAAATTAAGAGAACAATTAAAAATTGATGAAGGTATTAAATACGAAATTTATAATGATCATTTAGGATATCCTACATTTGGTATAGGTCATTTAATTACTGAAAAAGATCCTGAATATGGTAAACCTATTGGAACTAAAGTTTCTGAAGATAGGGTAAATGAAGTATTTAATTCTGATGTTCAATTATATATTAATGAAACTAAAAAAGTATTTTCAGATTTAGAATCTAAACCTGATTTAATACAATTAGTGCTTGTTAATATGTGTTTTAATATGGGTGCTCCAAGATTAACTAAATTTAAAAAATTTATTGCTGCAATTAATGATGAGCAATGGGCTGAAGCATCTGTTGAAATGATGGATAGTTTATGGGCTAAACAAGTTGGTTCAAGAGCTGAAAGATTAAAAGATATAGTTTTACAACAAGCTAACTGAGAGCATAATAACAAATCTTTGGATATATATTCTAAATATAGTAAATAAATATGAATCATAAAATAGAACTTTTCGATTTTCAACAGGAAGTTTTAATTGATCCTGCCAGATTTAAAATTATGGCTTCTGGAAGAAGAGTTGGTAAATCATATTTAGCGGCCGTTGCTTCCTATAATCATTGTTTAGAAGAACCGAATAGAAGAGCTTTAATTATTGGACCCACTGTTTCAATGATTAGAGAATCTATTTGGCAAACATTAAAAAGTCTTGTTCATCCAGATCATATAAATGGTTATCCAAGAGAAATTGATTTGGAAATAAGATTTATTAATGGGTCCAAGATTACCTTAAAAGGGTTTGATAGGCCAGATAGTTTAAGAGGTATTTCACCATCTCCTACATTTATTGTATTAGATGAATTTGCTTTTATTAAACAAAATGCATTTACAGAAGTTATATTACCTATGACTTCAGATCCACAAAGAAGAGCAAGTGTATTTGTAATAAGTACACCAAAAGGAATAACCAATGACTTTTATAAGTTATGGGTTAAAGGTCAAGAAGATAAAAATGGTTTATGGAAGTCTTGGCAATTTACTGCTGAAGAAGTTAGACCAGATATGAAAGAAGAAATTGAACTTGCTCGGGTTACAATGGATGAAAAATCATTTAACCAAGAATATTGTGCCACGTTTAATAACACTGGTGATGCTGTATTTTATAATTTTAATAGAGATATACATGTAACAGATAATTTGTTACCAATTGAGCCAGGTGAGCCAATACATATTAGTATTGATTTCAATGTTAAGATCATGGCTTCAACTGTATGGTGTCATAGGGGTAACCAATTACATGCAATGGATGAGTTTTATGGTAATGCTGATACTCATCAATTAATAAGGTCTATAAAAGGCCGATATAAAAATAGAGATATAACATGTTATCCTGATGCTTCTGGTAGAGCAATGAAAACAAGTGCTGCTACAGGTAGTACTGATTTTAGTATATTAAGAAATGCTGGGTTTAAGGTGTTAGCAAGGTCAAAGCAACCACCTATAATTGATAGTGTTAATAGTGTTAATGCTTTACTAAAAGATGCTAAAGGTAATACAAGATTATATTTTAATAAAAATAAAACACCAAGGACAATTGCTTCAATTGAAACAACCACTTGGAAAGAAGGTTTTACTACAGGTATGGATAATGCCATTATAGATAAATCAAAAGGTGTTGAACACTTTTCTGATGGCATAAGATATATATGTGAATTTCTATACCCGATAGGTAAACATAAACCACAAATTATCCGTGATAAAGGGTGGTCATTTTAAGCTGTGCTTATATATCAATATATATAATAAAGTTAATCAATGGTAGCTATTATTCAAATGGCACTTTACCATTGGTGTTTAAAGCTTTTGTTTAATTGTGTGGTCCGAAAGCCAATCATTCGGTCCGAGCTTTTTCAATTTTAACCGCCTAGAGCCTAGTAAAAACTATGTTTAGCCTGGTTAAGGTGGCTGTACGTACTGAGCGCTTTCAATTTGAATAGAACTGACTAAAAATAATGAGGCTCGGGGCGTTATGGGCTTGGGGCGTAAAAATAAAAAGGACCCGATCCCCCCTTCCCGGAGTCGGTCTGTTGGTCATTTGCACTTTCACACGATTCAATTTTTTTTGATTCCATCGACGGCTAATCAAAACTTTTTTTAATTTTAATTTGAGTAAGTTTGTAACTTCTCTACTAACGTTTTAGGAAAACACATAATGTCAATAAAATATACAAATAGTTCAATTGTTAAATCAGGAAGAACTACAAAAGGCCCGGGATATCCAAATGATGAATACCTGAGTCAAGTAAATGAATGGAAACGAAACAGAGCAGTTGTTCAAGGCCCATCATATACAAAAGATTTCGATACAGTACCAAGTTCTGATAATTTATTATTACCTTTTAACCCTACAATGACTCAATCTCAGTATGATTTTTATAAAGCTGAGGCTGAAGTTCCAGGTGTTACATCAGAATTTGCTAAAATGATTATTGGTGGTTTATTACGTAAACAGCCATTATTAGAAATAAATAATGCTCCTATAGAAGCTAAATCTTGGATTTTAGATGAAATAGGAAGTGATAAATCTAACTTATTATCATTCTTAGGAAACGCTTTATGGGAAGAAATGCAAACTTCAAGAGCGTGGATACAAATAGATTATCCAACAGTT